ACCGCGCGCGCTGGCGCCGAGGTCCGACGGAACGCGACGCTGCCCGAACGGGTGCCGCCCGAGGGGCTGGTGATCGTGCGCGACGGCAATCCGGGTGAGCCGGACGTGACGCTGAGTCCGTGGCGGGCCTACTATCGCCACCGGGTGGAGATCGAGGCGTTCATGCCGCCGGGCGCCGCGGCGGAGGCACTCGACGCGCTCCTGGCCCGCATCGGGACCGCGCTGGCGCATGACGACAGCCTCGGCGGGCGCGTCGAGTTGATGACGCCGTCTGCGCCCGAGCTGCAGCCGGTCCCGGTGGAGGGCGGCGCACCGTTTCTGGCGGCGGCACTGGCGGTCACGCTGGAATACCAGGTCAGCGATCCGCTGAGCGGGTGAGTGCGCCGGACAGCCGCGATCAACTCAAGACATCACATCTTCACATCACAGGAGGACCAGCATGGGCAAGCAACGCGCCTATGGCGCCGATGCCACACTCAGGACCGTGCGCGAGACGCAGTATGGCGGGGCCACCACCGGCCCGGTGCGGGCGCTCGATTTCAAGACGGCGGATCTGTCGGCGAGCATCCCGCTCGGCGACGACCCGCTGCTGGGGCGCGGGCGCAACGCGCAGGACCCGTATCGCGGGCTGGTCACCGATGAGGGCCAGCTGGAGATCCCGTTCGATCTGCAGGGCACCGGCTGGTGGATGACCGCGCTCTTCGGCGATCCGCAGACCACGCCGCAGGCCGCGACCGGGCGGATCACCTTCGCGGAGACTCCCGCGCCGGGCGACACGCTTACGCTGAACGGGGTGACGTGGACCTTTATGGCAGCGCCTGCTGCCGGCGACGAGACGGAAATCGGCGCCACGCTGGCCGATACGCTGGCGGCGCTGGCCTCGGACCTCAACGCCGCCAGCGATCCCGCCATCGCGGTCGCGAGCTACACGGTCGAGGACGACACGGCGCTGGTGATCACCCATGATACCACCGGCCCGGACGGCAATGCCTTTACGCTGGACGCCTCGGCTGCACAGCGCTCCGCCCCCACACTCACCGGCGGCGGCTACCGCCATGTCTGGCGCAGCGGGGCCGACAGCATCCCGTCCTTCCTGATCGAGATCGGGCATCCCAAGCTCACCACCCCGGTCTTCTTTCGCCACGCGGGGGCGGTGCTGGAGGAGCTGTCGTTCCAGATGGGCCAGGAAGGCCCAGCCAACGCCACCGTCTCGGTGGTGGCGCAGGGCGAGGAGACCGCGAGTGCGACGCTGGACGCGAGCCCCGCCGCCTTTGCGCTGCGCCGTTTCAGCCAGGGGCGTGGGCGCATTGTGCGCGCCGGCGCGCCGCTGGCGGGCGTCACCGCCGGCTCGCTGACCTTCTCCAACGGCATCGAGCGGGTGCGGTCGATCCGCGAGGATGGCCGCATCGATGGCGCGGATCCCACCCTCGCCACCTGCGAGGGCTCGCTGACCGTGCGCTTCGATGGCGAGACGCTGATGGCTGAAGCCGCCAGCGGCGATCCGGTCGCGCTGGTCTACGGCTTTGCGATGGCCGAGGGCTATGCGCTCAGCTTCACTCTGCCGCGGGTCTACCTGCCCAAGCCGAAGTATTCGATCACCGGCCCGGCCGGGGTCGAGGCGAGTTTCGACTGGCGCGCCGCCGCCGATGCGACCGGCGTGATGCTCGAGGTCGCGCTTCTGAATGATGTCCCAACCCATGGAGAGACCTGATGATCCGTCTCGACCTGTCCGCGTCCCCCGACTGGCTCGATCTCGGCCACGGCGTGCAGCTGCGCGTGGCCCCCATAACCACCTCGCTGATGAACCGCGCGCGTGAGGAGCCGATCCTCGCGGATCTGCCCGAGGAGGCCAGCGCGAACCGGCGCGGCATAGCCCTCGCAAAGGCGCTGGCGCGCGTGGCCGTGGATGACTGGGTCGGCGTGCATGACGCCGACGACGCGCCGGCCGAACTCACGCCCGAAGGGCTCGACGCGCTGCTGGAGATCGTGCCGATCTTCGAGGCGTTCCAGCTGCGTTACGTGGCCCCGGGCCTGCATCTGGAGCAGGAAAAAAACGCCTCAGCGCCCTCGCCGAGTGGCACTTCGGCGGGGGCGCGCAATACTGCAGCAACTGCACCCAAATCTGCCCGCAAGTCTGCGAAGCCTGCCCGGCGCGGCAAAACGCGCCGCTGACGCGCGAGGGCGCACTGGCCTGGGATGTCGCATGCCTGGCCACGGGCCAGCTCCGGGTCGCCGAGGGCGCGGTGCTCGGCTGGGACATGGGCGCGGTGCTGGCCATGGCTGCGGCCTGCGGGCTCGACCCAAGGGCCGCAATCGAACTTCTGCCGGTGATCGAGGCGGCGATGGTGCGCGCGGTCAACGCGCAGATCCGGGCGCAGCGCCCGCATTAGAACGACATGCCGTAAATATCACAGCAACAGGGATCGGAACCCCAATGACCAGCGCGTCCAAACAGGTCACGGTGCGGCTGGCCGCCGAGGGCGGCCGGCAGGTGCGCGCGGAACTCAAGGGGATCGGGGCCGACGGCGCCACCGCCTTTCAGCGTCTCGGCTCGGAGATGGAAGCCGCCAATGCGCGCGCCGACCGGTTCTTTCGCCGGCTGCGGATCGCGGCCGCGGCAGGTGCTGCGGCCGTGGGGGCTGCGGCCACGGCGATGATCCGCAGCGGGCTGCAGGTCGTCGACAGCCAGGCCAAGCTGGCGCAGTCGCTGGGCACCACGGTCGCTTCGATCCAGACGCTGGAGCGCGCGGGCGAACTGGCGGGCGTGTCGATGTCGGGCATCGAGCAGGCCACCAAGGATCTCACACGCCGTCTCAGCCAGGCCGCGGCCGGAACCGGTCCTGCCGCCGACGCGCTGGACCGGCTGGGGCTGTCGGCCACCGATCTGATCGCGCTGCCGCTGGACGAGCGTGTCGGCGCCATCAATGCGGCCATCGAGGAGTTCGTGCCGGCGGCCGAGCGGGCCGCGGTGGCGGGCCAGCTCTTCGGCGAAGAAGGCTCCATCGCCATGGGCCGGATCGACAGCGCCACGCTGCGCCAGGCAACGAAAGACGTGCGCGCCTTCGGCGTCGTGGTGTCTGCGCAGGACGCGGCACAGATCGAGCGGACCAACGATGCGATCTCGCGGCTGGGGCTGATCTGGCGCGGGCTGGCCAACCAGCTGGCGGTCGCCGCGGCGCCGGCGCTGGAGGCCGTGGCCGACGCGATGGCCGCACTCGCGGAGCGCAGCGGCCCGGTGGGCCGCGCCATCGAGCTTGTTCTCGGCAATCTCGACCGGCTGGTGGCCACGCTTGCAGCCGTTGCCGGGCTGGTCGCCGGGCGCTTTGTCGCCGGGATGGCGGCCGCAGCTGTCAGCGTGCGCGGTCTGGCCACGGCGCTCGCGCTGCTGCGCGGCGCGCTCATACGGCTGCCGTTTGTGGCGCTGGTGATCGGCGCGCAGGAGCTGATCCTGCGCTTTGGCCGGCTGGTCGCGGCGGCGGGAAGTTTCTCCGACGCCCTCGATCTCATGCGCGGTGTGGCCGCGGAGGTCTGGGACCGCATGGGTACGGGCGCTCAGGCGCTCGGGGCCACGGTGGCGGCAGCATGGGCCGGGATCCGGGCCAGTGTGGCCGGCGGCGTGCAGGCCAGCCTGGATGCGGTCGCGCGCGGGGCGTCGCTGATCGTCAACACCTGGCGCGGGGCTTTTGCAGCAACAAGCGCGATCTGGTCCGATCTGCCGGCCGTGCTGGGCGAGGTCGTGACCGGGGCGGCCAATGCCATGGTGCGCGGTGTGGAGCGGATGCTGAACGCGGTGATCGGCCGCGTGAACCGCTTCATCGCCGGCATCAACACGGTGCTTGCCGCATTGCCGGCATGGGCCGTGGGCGACGGTGGCCTGCGCATCGGGGCGCTGGACGATGTCAGCCTTGGCGGTTTTGAGGCCCGGTTCGCGGGCGCGGCGCGTGATGCCGGCGGCCGGGCGGCTGAGGCGTTCACGCAGGCCTTCGAGCGGGAGTACCGGATCCCCGATCTCGGGCTTGGGGCCTATGCCGCGGACGCCCGCGCCACGCAGGACGCCCTGCGCGGCGTGGCCGAGGAACTGCGCGCCGCGGCAACCGGGCCGCTGGAGTCGGTCGCGGCGATCCGTGAGGTGCTGGCACGCACCTCGGAGGCGGCGGATGCGTCCGCGGACTCCGTGGCCGGGATCGGCGAGGCCTTCGATGGCGTCTCCGGTGCTGGCAAGGACGGTGCAACGGGTGGCAGCGGTTCTGGCGGCGCGGCTGGTCGGGCTGCCGAGGCCGCGACGACCGCTGGCAACGTCATCGCGGATGCCGGGCGGGCTGCCTCCGGTGCCTGGGATACCCTCACGGACAGCCTGCAGAGCTATGCCGACAGTGCGATGGAGACCGGCCGGCAGATCGGCGATGCGCTGGTCAGTGCGTTTCGCGGGGCTGAGGATGCGCTGCTGGCGCTGGTCACGAAGGGCAAGGTGGATTTCCGCGACCTGGCGAACTCGATCCTGGAGGACATCACCCGCATCGCGCTGCGCTCGGCGGTGCTCGGGCCGCTTGCCAACTGGCTGGGCGGCGCGCTCGGCGGGATCGGGGGTGGGCTTGGAGGTAGCTTGGGCGGCAGCCTCACCGCAGCGGTGGCGCATTCCGGCGGCGTGATCGGCGTCTCGGCGCTGCCGCAGCGGCAGGTGCCGGCCATGGTCTTCGCCGGGGCACCCCGACTGCACAAAGGTGGCATGGTCGGTCTCCGCCCGGACGAGGTTCCTGCAATCCTGCAGCGCGGTGAGCGGGTGCTGTCGCGCCGGGAGGTGGCCGAGGGACAGCGCGGTGGTGGCAGCGGGAGCGGCGGCGACGTCACAATCAACATGAGCATCACCACGCCCGATGCCGACAGCTTCCGCCGGTCGCAGGGCCAGATCACCGCCGAGATGGGCCGCGCCATCGCGCGGGCGCGGCGCAACAGGTAGGAGACCCGATGACCGACTTTCACGATGTGCAGTTCCCGGCCACCATCGCCTACGGCGCCAGCGGCGGGCCGCGGTTCCTGACGGCGATCACCGCCACGCAGAGCGGCCGCGAACAGCGCGTGGCGCAATGGCAGCGCTCCCGCGGCGAATGGAACGTCTCGACGGGCATCCGCTCACGCGCCGATGTCGCGGCATTCCTCGCCTTCTTCTACGCCCGGCGCGGCCGCGCGCACGGGTTCCGCTTCCGGGACTGGACGGATTTCCGGGCGGCGGGACAGCTGCTGGGGACGGGCGACGGGGAGCGCAAGACGTTCCAGCTGGTCCGGCGCTATGACAGCGGCGGCGCAGTGCATGAGCGGCGGATCACGCGGCCTGTTGCCGGAACCGTGACCGTTTACCGGGACGATACAGAAGTGACCAATGGCGTGTCGATCAACCACGCCACCGGCCTGGTGACCTTCTCAAGTGCCCCCGATGCGGGAACAGAGGTCACCGCAGACTACGAGTTCGACGTGCCGGCGCGGTTCGACACCGATGCGGCCGATCTCACCGTCGAGACCTTCGAGATGCAGCAATGGGGCCGCATCACCGTGGTGGAGATCCGCGAATGAAGGCGGTCTCTCCCGAACTCGCCGCGCATCTCGAGGGCGATGTGCTCACACTGGCCACCTGCTGGCGGCTTGCCCGCCGCGACGCGGTGGTGTTTCGCGCCACCGATCACGACGGTGATCTCGCGGTCGACGGCGAGATCTATCGCGCCCGCGCCGGGTATTCGCGCACCGCCGTGGCCTCCGAGGCGGGGCTGGCGGTCGGCAATGTCGATCTCGAGGGCGTGCTCGACGACGCCGGGCTCGATGCGGACGCGCTGCGCGCCGGGCTCTATGACGGCGCCGAGGTGCGGATCTTTCTGGTCAACTGGCAGGACACCGATCAAGGCGTGCTGCGGCTGCGCCGTGGCTGGCTGGGCGAGGTCATGCTGTCGAGCGAGGGCCAGTGGCGCACCGAGCTGCGCGGCATGTCACAGGTGCTGGCACAGCGGCTGATCGAGCCCTACACGCCCGATTGCCGCGCCGATCTCGGCGATGCGCGCTGCGGGGTGGCGATCAGTGACCCGCAATGGACGCGGCCCGGCCTCGTCACCGCACCGCTGGACGCGCTCTCGTTCACGGCGGCGATCGACGTCACCGACAAACCTGACGACTGGTTTGCGGGCGGGGTGATCCTCTTCACCTCGGGGCAGAACAGCGGCCGCGCCATCGAGGTGCGCGGCTCGAATCTGGCCACGGGCGATCTGGTCCTGTCCTTCCCGCCGCCCTTTCCGGTCGGGACGGGCGACGCGTTCGAGATCTATCCGGGCTGCGACAAGCGGCTCTCCACCTGCATCACCCGCTTCGACAATGTGCTCAATTTCCGGGGCGATCCCTTCGTGCCGGGGACCGACAAGCTGACGGAGACGCCCAATGCGCGGTGACCCAATGCAAAGTGAGGATATCGTTACCGAGGCGCGCCGCTGGATCGGGGCGCGCTGGCGCCATCAGGGCCGTGGGCCGGCCGGCGTGGATTGCATCGGACTGCTGATCGTGGTTGCCGATGGCTTGCGCGTGCCGCATCACGACGTGACGGCTTACGATCGACGCGCGACCGGCACGAGGCTGCTGGAGGAATTTGCCCGCGCGCTGGACCCGGTCGCGCTGTCCGAGGCGCGGCCCGGTGATATCCTGGTCTTTGCCGAGACCACATATCCCTGTCATGCGGGCTTTCTCACCGCGCGGCACGGGACCCTGCATCTTCTGCACGCGCATGCGTTGCGGCGCTGCGTGCTCGAGGAGCCGCTGACCGAGCCCTGGCTGTCGCGCCGGCGCGCCGCCTGGCGCATTCCGGGGGTGGTCTGATGGCGGTGCTGGCCATCGCCGGCGCGGGCGCGCTCGGCAGCACGGCGCTCGGGCTGGGCTGGCAGGCCGGCTGGCTGATCGGCTCGACCGTCGGCTCGCTTCTCTTCGGCCCCGACCAGCCGGATATCGAGGGCCCGCGACTGCGCGACCTGTCCGTGACGTCTTCGGCCTGGGGCGCGCCCATCCCGCTGATCTACGGCACGATGCGCGCCTCCGGCAACGTGATCTGGGCGCCGGGGATCCGTGAAGAGCGCCAGACCCGCAAGGTGGGTGGCAAGGGCGGTGGCGGTCAGCGTCAGACCACCTACGGCTACTACGCCTCCTTCGCGCTCGGCCTCGCCGAAGGCCCGGCCGGCGATCTCATCCGGATCTGGGCCGACGGCAAGCTCATCCATGACGCGCGCGGCACCAACCCGGACGTGTCGATCCCCGGTCTGGACTTCCGCTTCCACGAGGGCAGCGAGGACCAGCTGCCCGATCCGCTGATCGAGGCCACGGAAGGTCATGGCCGCACGCCGGCCTTTCGCGGCCTGGCGTACCTGGTGTTCGAGGATCTGCCGCTGGAGAATTTCGGCAACCGGATCCCCAACATCACCGCCGAGGTGACCTTCAACGCGCAGGAAGCCTTCCCCGCGCTCAAGAGCACCAACCTGCCGGGCGGCCCGCTCGACAGCGTGCTGACAAGCTACGGGGCCACCGACTGGGCGCGCCAGCGGCAGCTCATGCTGACCCCGGACGGTCTGCGGCTGTTCGATCTGCGCAAGCTGGAGGAACTGGCGCAGGCCCGGCCCGAGGATATGATTTCCGACGCGCTGGCCGACGCATTGAACCTCTACAAGGACAATTTCGGGTTCGATCACTGCTTCATCGGCGGCGACGGGTATGCCTACACTCAGCTGGGCATCAGCAACACCAAGCCGATCGTGAAGATCGATCTCGACGCCATGGCGATCGTGGACAGCTTCGGGCGCCGCAGCAGCAGCCTGAGCAACAATGCAGGCGGGTTCGCAGCCCTGACGACACTCGGCTGGATGCGCGCGCTCAGCCTGACCGGGCCGGTCGACGTGCTGATCGCCTCGGGCCGCTTCGGCGGCGGGCATGGCTGCGTCCGGGCGGACACCATGGAATTCCTCGCCAATCTGCCGCGCATGGGACCGGGGCCGACGAATGTCGAGAATATCGTGCAGGGCCTCGTGGGCGAAGGCCTCGGTGAGGCGTGGATCCTGCGCACGTCGAATACCGGCACGGCCAGCACCATTCCCATCGAGCGGCTCCGCGTCCGCCCGGGTGCGCCTCAGCCCGTCGTCGAAAACGCCGGGCACTGGCAGTTGATCCCGGCCGACATTCATCCCGAGGCAACGGGGTTCACATACGAGCCGGCCGGCGCGGTCTACGATCCCGTGGATGACGCGCTGGTATGGATCAGCGCGCTCGCGTTTCCGGATGCGCTGAGTGATCTCGCCGGGCGCTATGCGGTCAAATGGCGCCCGGATGACGGGGTAATCTGGGCGACGCGGCTGTCGCTCTTTGCCTTCTCCACCACCCGCAAGGAGAACATGGCCATCGCCAAATCCCGCACCGATGGGCGGCGCATGGCGTGGCATCGCGAGCCGCAGGTCAGCCAGGTCGATCTGCGCACCGGCGTGGAGATCCTGTTCACCGAAGGCTTCGCCGAGGGCAACATCTTCGGCGGCGGCGAGGCCGCGGGGTATGATGCGCGCTCGGACACACTCACGGGGTATGTGCAGACCGGCTCTGCGGCAACCCGGCTGTTTCTCAATCGCACCGCCGGCGAGGGCGTGACGCCGGGCAGCGTCGTTGCCGATATCTGCGCCCGCGTCGGGCTGGGGCCGGCCGATATCGACGTGTCCGAGATCGGCGCGCCGGTATTCCGGGGCTACGCCATCGGTCGGCAGGGCTCGGCGCGGTCGGGCATAGAGCCGGTGGCGCAGGCCTTCTCCTTCGATGCTGTCGAGTCCGACGACCGGATCCGCTTTGTGCCGCGCGCCCGGTCCGCAGATGAGGCGCCGCGTCTGTCGTCGGACGATCTCGTGCCGGCCCGTGAGACGGGGCGCGTCGTGCAGCTCCAGCGCGTGCAGGAGACCGATCTGCCCGAGCGCATCACCGTCACCTACCAGGAGGCGGGCCAGGGGACGGGCCAGGAGATGGGCGGCGACTACAATCAGGGCGCCCAGTCCGCCACGCGGGTGTCGCAGCCGGTCGCCACAATGGGCTCGCGCGACAAGCGCGACGTGGAACTGCCCATGGCGCTCGAGGCCACGGAGGCAAGGCGCATCGCCGAGCGCCTCATGGCCTCGGCCTGGATCGAGCGCGATGCCGTCGAGTTCGCGCTACGGCCGGGGTTTCTGCGCCTCGATCCCACCGATCTGCTGCGTGTGGAGGCGCCGGGTGGGGCCGAGATCGCGGTTCGGCTGACGCAGATCGAGATCGGCGCGGACTGGGAGCTGCGCGCCAAGGGCGTGCGGCATATCGGGTCTGCGTATCTGTCGGAGGCCA